TGTAGATACTGGTAATTTGCCTAAGATTAAAGCAGAGCAGTATCTCAAAGATATTATGGATCGCTATCGTAACAAACTTGTTTATGATGGTAACACTGGTGAGATTCGTGATGATAAAAAGTTTATGTCAATGCTTGAAGACTATTGGATGCCACGCCGTGAAGGTGGTAGAGGAACCGAGATTCAAACATTGCCAGGCGGACAGAACTTAGGTGAAACAGGTGACGTTGATTATTTCCAACGTAAACTGTATCAGGCACTTAATGTACCTGTATCGCGTTTGGAACAACAGGCTGGATTAAACTTTGGTCGTTCTGCGGAAATTAACCGTGACGAACTTAAATTTACCAAGTTTATCGCAAAACTGCGCCGCCGATTTAGTTCTTTGTTTGATGACTTGCTAAAAACACAGTTGATACTCAAGGGTATTATTACTGAGGATGACTGGTCAGACATTAGACAAGATCTTAAATACCACTTTGCCTCTGATGCTTATTATACAGAGTCAAAGGAACAAGAAATTCTGCGTAGTAGAATTGAAGTTCTTAATGGTGTTGCAGGATATGTAGGACAATTCTTCAGTAAAGAATATGTCCAGAAAGAAATTTTGCGTATGTCTGACGAGGATGTTGCAAGAATTGATGGTGAAATAAATAGTGAAGCCGAGGCTGTAGAGCCTCAACCAGAAGGTGAGACAGAACAATGAGTGAAAATGAAATAAAACATATGGATGACGAAACCTGGAAACGCAATGAAGATGGTATTCGTAAAATGATGGACCAATGGGCTGATGGTAAATTGACTGATGCTCAGGCTACATTTAATGATGTTGTTGGATACAAAGCAGATAGTCTTGTTTCCGACAGAAAAGCAGAAGTAGCGGCGTCCATTTTTAATCAGCCAGTTGAACCAGAAGGTGACGTGGCTGATGCATCTGATATTATGCCAGATCAAACAGGTGAGGCTGAAGAACCAGTAGAGACAGAAGCAGAAGCGGAAGTAGAAACTGAAGAGCCTGAAACAGAAACAGAGGAAGAAAATGAAGACGTTTAAACTTTTTCGGGAAGAAGCAATCCCGGTAGAAAAGCCTAAGATGGACGATCCCACAGCGTATCATCCAACAGAAGTAGGCACAAAAGGTGACGAGACTCCTCCTAAACAAGGCAGCTCTGAAGATCCTAGTCTTACACATGTATGTGCTACAAAAGTTATTCACCCTAAGTATGGTGAAGGCAAACCTATTATGGGTGAACATGCAGAGCCTGACGCACAGGGAAAAGTTTGGTGGTATAAAGTAATGTTTGAGCATGGTATTGAAACATGTGAAACTTATGCTCTCGAAGTTCTTGAAGAGGGCAGTCACGGTAATCATAAAAAGAAAAAGAAATATTAAGGAAACGTAAATGGCAGTCACAGTAGACACACTTAAATTGACGCAAACTCAAGGCGTAGTTGCCGTCCGAGGGACTGCCGCTACAGGCACAATTGCGTTAGCAACAACATTAAAAAAATCAACCGAAACACAGTCTTCGCCTAAAGCAAATATCAAAGCTATTCACTGGGCTTTATCAGATAGTGCAAGAGCAATTGTTCAAAGAAACAGTAAGATGTTGTTCGAGCTTTCACTCAATGGTAAGTTAGAATTTTATGGTTTCTCTGATGATGACGAACAAGGTAGTGATATCGAAGTTGTTATCTCAGGTGGTAATGGCGGTACCGTTATTATAGAGGCTGCCAAAGTTTCTGGTTACGGTTCACAACAACAACAGAACCAGGGAGATCTAGGCTAATGAGACTTATTAAAGAACTTACAGAAGAAATTCAATATATTCAAGAAGAAAAAGATGGCAAGAAGACCCTATATATTGAGGGTGTGTTCTTACAGTCTAATCTTAAAAACCGCAATGGTCGTGTATATCCTAAAGAGGTTATGCAAAAGGAAGTTGCACGTTACACTGCAGAGCAAATTGATAAGAAAAGAGCTCTCGGTGAACTAGGTCACCCGGAAGGTCCAACTCTTAATTTGGATCGTGTGTCCCACATGATTACATCACTTAAAGAAAGTGGTGATAATTACATTGGTAGAGCTAAAGTTTTGGATACACCAATGGGTAAAATTGCATCTAATCTTATTGAAGCAGGTGCACAATTAGGCGTTAGTTCAAGAGGACTTGGCTCAATTAAAGAAAAAGACGGAATCAACGAGGTTCAGGATGACTTTGTTCTTGCTACTGCGGCGGATATTGTTGCTGACCCATCAGCACCAGATGCTTATGTAGAAGGTATTATGGAATCTCGTGAATGGGTAATGGTTGATGGTGTATGGCAAGCTCGTGAAATAGAGCAGGCACAAGCATATATCAAAGCTACGCCTCGGCATGAACTAGAAGAAGCTAAACTAAATGTTTTTAACTCCTTCTTAAATAAGTTGTCCAAAATCTAAAAAAGTATAAATAATTTAGACATTAATAAAACTCTATTAGGAGAAAAACAAATGGCTGTAGAAAGCAAAATCAGAGAGCTTCTTGCTAAGAGCCGCGAAGTAGAAGCGGAACTTACTGAAGAAGCTAATGAACTAGACGAGGCAGCTGCTTCCCGCCCACTCGATAAGAGTCAGGGAGACGCATCAATGCCTGCTCAAGGTTCATCTAACTCTAGTCCTGAAATGGTTGACCTTTCAGGCACTGGTGACAAGAATGGTGGTCTTACTGCTGAAATCGGTAAAGCCGCTATTGGAAAACAAGGAACTGCTACTGCTCCTGCTACTACTGGCGCTGGTCAAGCCCCTAATTTTGAAGGCGGCACAGATACAGCATCTGTTGTAAATCAACCTACATCTCAGGGTGTGCGTGAGGACGAAGAAGTCTCTGACGAAGAAACACTTGAAGAAGTAACAGATGATGAAGAAGAAGTAGAAGAAATCGAAGACGACGAAGAAGAAGTCGTTGAAGAGGACGAGGAAGAAGACGAAGAAGTCGTTGAAGAAGAAACACTTTTCGATGGTGACATTGAAGGTTTGTTCGGTGACGAAGATGGTCTTTCCGAAGAATTTAAAGTAAAAGCTGCCTCATTGTTTGAAGCTGTTGTCACTGCTCGCGTATCTGCTGAAGTAGAAGAAATTGAAAAAGAACTGGCTGAAGAAGCCCGTATCGCTCAGGAAACATTGAAAGAAGAAATGGTCGAAAAAATTGACGGCTATCTCTCATACGTTGCTGAGAATTGGATGAAAGAGAATGAACTTGCTGTTGAGCATGGTCTTCGCACAGAAATTACCGAAGACTTTATCAAGGGTATGCAAACTCTCTTTTCCGAGCATTACATCGAAGTACCTACTGAAAAGTATGATGTGCTAGGTGAAATGCAAGCCGAAATTGATTCACTCAAGTCTAAACTTGACGAGTCTATTGAGGATAAAGTTGCAATGGTAGCAGAAACAACAGATCTCCTGCGTAGTAAAGTAATTGCTGAATCTACAAAGGATCTCACTGTAACCGAAGCAGAAAAACTTGCTAAACTGGTTGAGGACGTAGAGTTTGATAATCAGGACTTGTTTGCTGAGAAAGTGGCTGTCATTAAGGAAAACTATTTCCCTAAAGTAAGAGCTACTGACGATGACAAAATGGACGATACTGTGGCTGAGGAAATGGTCGATGGCAATTCGCCAATGAGCATTTATGCCAACGCTATTTCAAAAGCAGTTAAAAAGTAATTTTTTATAAATAATATATAACCAACTAAACAGAGGAAACAAAAATGTATCTCTCAGAAGAACTTCAAAAGAAGTGGGAACCAGTCCTGGAGCACCCAGAATTGGGTTCCATTAAAGACCCGCACAAACGTGCTGTTACTACTGTTGTTCTCGAAAACCAAGAGAAAGCCATTCGCGAAGAGCGTCAGGCTGTTTTCGAAGCAACACATGAAAACAAAACAGGTGCAGGCATTGACAACTACGATCCAGTATTGATTTCACTGGTCCGTCGTGCATTGCCTAATCTTATGGCATATGACGTATGTGGTGTTCAGCCAATGACAGGTCCAACAGGACTTATCTTTGCAATGAAATCACATTACGCCTCACAAACTGGCACAGAAGCTCTGTTCAACGAAGCCGATACTGACTTCGCTGGCGCAGGCACACACGCCGGTTCTAACCCAGTAGACGGCACATACACAACAGGCACCGGCGTTGCAACTGCAACTGGTGAAGGTTTTGGTGACGGAACTACACTCAACGAAATGGCTTTCTCAATCGAGAAAACAACTGTAACGGCTAAAACACGCGCCCTGAAAGCAGAATACACAATCGAGCTTGCTCAGGACCTGAAAGCTGTTCATGGTCTCGATGCTGAGTCTGAGTTGTCAAACATTTTGTCACAGGAAATCCTGGCTGAAATTAACCGTGAAGTTATCAGAACAATTTACAAAGTTGCTAAAACTGGTTCTGCTAGCACGGCTACTGCCGGCACGTTTGACCTTGACGTTGATTCAAATGGTCGTTGGAGCGTTGAGCGTTTCAAAGGCTTGTTGTTCAACATTGAACGTGACGCCAACGTAATCGCACAAGACACACGTCGCGGTAAAGGTAACTTCATCATCTGTTCTTCAGATGTTGCTAGTGCCCTTGCAATGGCTGGTGTTCTTGATTACACTCCTGCCCTTGACACAAACCTTAATGTTGATGACACAGGCAACACATTTGCTGGTACATTGAATGGTCGCTACAAAGTTTATATCGACCCATACAGTGCAAACACTGGCGCCGCAAGTCAGTTCTACGTTGTAGGTTATAAAGGTTCATCTGCATATGACGCTGGTCTGTTCTACTGCCCATACGTCCCACTGCAAATGGTCCGCGCTCTTGACCCTAGCACCTTCCAGCCAAAAATCGGCTTTAAGACACGCTACGGCATGGTCGCTAACCCATACGTTACACAGTCTGACGGCACAACAGATGCTGACACATTTACAGCAGACCGTAACCAATATTACAGAAGCGTTAAAGTTACTAACCTTATGTAAGCTAGATAATAAGACCGTGTTAAGCGGCACTTATTGAGGAGGCCCTGGAACTTATGTTCCGGGGTTTTCTTTTCGTTATAAATATGGTATAAGGAGAAACAATGGCTTATAATCCTATCACTAGTGTTCAAGAAGCAGGACAAAACGATCCAGGCAATCCACAAGAACTGGACTTTCTCAGACCGAATGGTTTTAGATTTCAGGTTCATAATATTCCTAATGTTTCTTTCTTTTGTCAGGCAGCCAACTTACCACAAGTTTCAATTGGAAGTCCTACTGTAGAAACACCTTTGTCTACACTTGTTTTTCCAGGTGAAAAATTACAGTTTGGTGAACTTGTCATTCGATTCCTTGTTCAAGAGGACATGGCAAACTACAATGAACTTTACAATTGGTTACTCGGACTAGGCTCACCTGAAAGTCATCAACAATTTACAGACCTTATTGATAGTCAGTCATACCGCTTTCCTAATGGTAGGGGCAAGGAATCCGCACAATTTAGTGATGCAGATTTGTTTGTCCTTGATTCTAATAACAACCCTAATCTAAGAATTTCATTTACAGATGTTTTCCCTATCAGTCTTGAAGGCTTAGATTTTGATATTAGTTCTGGCGACCAAAACTATTTTGTTGGTGTTGCCGCGTTTAGATACAGATTGTTTAAAATCGAAACGGTCA